AAGGCATCAACTCAAGCCTCATTACAGACGCTACAAACACCACCACAGGCTCAATAATTACAGCGGGCGGTGTAGGTATTGCCAAGGCGTTGTGGGTTGGTGGGTTGGCTAATTTTGCAAGCACAATTACTTATGGCGGCGTGACCTTATCAGCAGCGGTGACCGGCACGGGCAAAATGGTGTTGGACAACACGCCGACATTGATTACCCCAGTGTTGGGCGTGGCTACGGCAACCAGCATTAACAAGGTTGCATTCACAGCGCCTGCAACGGCTGCAACGCTGACCATTGCGGACGGCGCAACCCTTGCCACATCAGGCGCGTATTCATTGACCTTGACCGCTACAGCGGCAACCAATGTCACATTCCCAACCACAGGCACATTGGCAACTCTTGCGGGTTCTGAAAACCTCACCAACAAGACATTGACTAGCCCTACTCTTGCATCTCCAAATATCACTACGGCATTAACTTTAACAAGTGCGGCTGGAACAGCTGGTCAAGTATTGACTTCTGCTGGTTCCGGTTCTGCGCCTGTATGGTCTACACCAACTGGTGGAAAAATATTGCAAGTTGTAAGCACAACTAAAACAGATACATTTACATCTACTGTTACTGGCACATATACAGATATTACTGGTATGTCTGTAAGCATTACGCCAACATCAAATACAAGCAAAATTCTTGTTCATGTAACTGGCGCGGGTATGGGTCAAGTTGGAGTGAGTAGTCTTGTAGTTCAATTGTTAAGAGGTTCTACTGCAATTTCCATAGGAGATACAGCGGGTAGCAGAACAACTGCAAGCACTAATAGCTATTCTTCAGATGCTAGTCAATTAGGCCCGTTTGCTATTCACTTTTTAGATTCTCCAGCAACAACATCAGCAACAACTTATAAAATTCAATTTAAACTTGGCTCTGGGACTTTTTACTTTAATCGAACACAAACCGATACGGATTCTGCAAGTTTTGCCCGAATAGCATCGACAATTACTGTCATGGAGATAGCAGCATGAATCACGAAGAAATATATGCTCTTTATTCGCAAGTTGTCACGATTGATGATGGCGCTGGCGCGTTTGACAAAAACGGCAACAAGGTAGAAATTGACCTTGCCGCAGTTGCTGCTTGGGTAGACCCCAATGCGTACAAATACAAACGCGCTGCTGAGTACCCGTCTATAGTTGATCAACTTGATTTGATGTACCACGGCGGCATGGATGCGTGGAAAGCAACTATTCAAACCGTCAAAAACAAATACCCAAAAGTTTAATTATGGAATACCAAGCAATGTTTAACTTTGTTGCAGGCATATTGCTTGTTGCTATTGGTTGGTGGTGTAAGGAAATATGGGATTCGGTGAAAGCCCTTAAAGCTGACATCAAGGCCATTGAGATTGATCTGCCCAAAAACTACGTCTCAAAGACCGACATTGAAAGCCGGTTTGACAAGATCGACGCAACGCTAGAGCGCATCTTTGACAAGCTAGAAGCAAAAGCCGACAAATGAATGCGCGGCCTTGTTATTTTTTTGATTGCCGCTTTTGTGTACGGCTCAACAATCAAACGCGAATGCAGCGTTTCTGATTTTGTAAACCTCATGTATTCAAACAATAACCCAAAAGAACGCGCAGACAAGGCGTGGGAATGGTTGGAAGAATCAGGGCCAACTTGCAACAAACAGCAATTGACCCTGATTTACGCAAATTTACCAACCCTTATGGGGTCATCGGACAGCATGAAAATTCGGGCAAGAATTGAGCAATTGCATGAAAGGGCATCAAAATGAATGAATCGTGGTTAGCGCGGAACATCCAGCCCGTAACGGTTGCGTTCTTGCTGTTTTCTTATTTCTTTTTTGCGTTATTGTCAGTTTTCAATTTGGAAACACGGGGCGCATATGTGGATTTGCTAGGTCAGGCCATGATCATCGTGATCACCGCAATTTTTGCTGGTAAAACCGCAGAGAAAATTGTAGACATCCGCACCAACAAAGGAACATCAAATGGCACTTGATCCCGTATCTGCGCTTTTGGACATTGGCGGCAAGGTGATGGATCGGTTGTGGCCTGATCCAGCGCAAGCTGCTGCTGCAAAATTGGAATTGTTCAAGCTACAGCAAAGCGGCGAACTGGCAATGATTGCGGGCCAGCTTGACATCAACAAGGCCGAAGCTACCAACCCCTCGGTGTTTGTCAGCGGTTGGCGACCAGGCATTGGCTGGGTATGCGGTGCAGGTTTTGCCGTTCAGTTTGTCATTGGCCCGCTGGCTGAATGGGGATCAATGCTTTACGGTCACCCAGTAAAGTTTCCCGCTATGGACACCGGCACAATCATGCCGCTTTTGTTGGGAATGCTTGGCCTTGGCGGTTTGAGAACTGCGGAAAAAATTAACGGGGTTGCCGCCAAATGATCAATTCCCGCAGCTTGGATGACCTAGCACCGCCCGTTAAACAGCGAGCACAAGCGTTTGTAGACGCTGCCAAAGCCAAGGGCATTGATTTGTTAGTGACCTCCACCTATCGAGACAGTGAAAGCCAAAACGCGCTTTACGCCCAAGGCCGCACAACGCCTGGCAACGTAGTCACAAGAGCCAAAGCAGGGCAATCCTGGCACAACCACCGCTGCGCCCTAGATGTTGTGCCGTTGGTTAATGGAAAAGCTATATGGGACGATCAAGCTGTTTGGAAACAAATCGGCGAGATCGGCAAATCCTGCGGCCTAGAATGGGCTGGCGATTGGAAAACTTTTAAAGAGTACCCGCACTTTCAATATACGGGTGGAATGACTCTTGCCCAACTTCAGCAAGGCGCAAAAATCACTTAGCTTGTGTTTCAACTTGATGCACCAATGCGGAATGCATCTTAGAAACCTCTACAAGCGCCTGCAACGTCAATTTGACAGCCAAGTCATACTTGTTGTCCAACACGGCCCAATGCGCGTCCTTGAGGGCTTTTTCAGCGTTCATGCAGGGTCTAGCGTAATCAATCACCGTTCTTCTCCTTAACTTTTATGTAACTAATGTTTAACAACAGCAGAAAGCACCAGGGGCTTATGAAGTACGCCGACACGCAGGCGCATATCATGGTTACTATGTTTTCTGAATAATGCCATTTCACAATATCATTCATGGTTTTTCTCCTTGATGTCGTAAAACCAATCGTCTCCAGCACTCCACTTGCGTGTACCGTCCACTGTCCAAAAAGTTTGCGCGGCTTGGAAATCAGGAAACTTTGTTTCAGCGGGCACAAGGCTTTGGTCATACCATAGACATCGGTTGTTTGGCTGACAAGCAAATTGCCCGTTTTCTAAGCGCATAAAATTAAACGATTTGTGTTCTTCGGCCTGTTCGGTAAAGCCGGTGTCAAGGTCTTGCCCATCGGCGCAAAAATCCACTGTGAAAAGATATGTGCCGTAATGCCATTGCTTGTCTTTGCCCAAAAACTTTACGCCCAAATTACGCAATGCAATTTTTTCCACAACCGTAAACCGGTAACCCATGCAATCCCACAACTGCAAAAAGTCAATGGGCAAATCACCGTGGTCAGCTTTCCACACATAGGCATGAATGGGCAGCTTGTCGTACAGCGCCCCGTAAGCTGGCAATAAGGATTCAATGCGAAATACTTGCCCGCGCAAGGCTTTGATGCTGACCCAAATTGCTGGCTCTAGTTCGCCGTGGCCTTTGGTGAAATTGTGCAAAAACTCACGCCGCACAAAACATTTCAATGGCGGCAACGCCGCAACGATGTAACTCATGTGTTTAATTCCTTTATTTTTCTTTCAATTTTTTTGCATAAAAATTCATCGTAGTCGCCGCTGTATTGACAAATGCTATCAATGGTTTCTCTGATGTCAGCATCTGATAACCAAATCCATTGGCGCTTTGGTGGGGCGGTGTAGAACGCCATGCCAACAGGTAAAACCATTGCGGGGTTTAACGGCTCAACAATAAACCTACCAAAAGACATTCCAGTTACATACGCCACAGGCTCCTGCGCTGGCTGCACTGGCAGGGGTGGCTGTGCCAAGGCTGCTTTTTTGCCATCGTAAAAGCCAGACTGGTATGCAATGGTTAGTGCGTCAGGCTCCTGCAACTTGTCCGCAGCCGCCTCACGTTTTGAATTAAATCCGGTCATAGCATTCCATTCTTTAGTGTGATGCAAGTGCCCTCAATAAGCGTGACCATCTGACCGCCTTTCAGCGCCATCTTTTGCAAATTTTCTTTTTGCGCGTCAACCGCAGCGCGGCATTGCTGTTCGGATTTGTACCAAGTTTGCGCTTGCATAAATTCGCAATTGTTATTCATGCACACAAACAAAACGGGGATGTAAAGAACATGGATCATGCTATCAATCCCCACACAATGCTTGCAACCACAGACATAAACAGCACAAAGAAAAATATGGCAATGATGGCCTTGATCATGTCAACAAAAAAACCACCGCCGGAATCGTCTTCATCGTTCATTTGTAAGCCTTTGCTTTTAACATTGCGTCTGCCAATGTGTATGCATCAAGAGCAATCATTTTTGGTGGCTCATTTATGTAATCTTTTCCGCTAATCAAAGATTGCATTGCTAACCCAGCGTAATAGTCACGCAAGGTCATGTCTTTGGCTTTTCCTCCATGCAATTCGTCGTGTGTTGGGATTTGGTTAAAATTCATTTGCATTGCTCCGTGAAGATTGCCAGCACACTGCCACATGGCGGGCAATAAGTGGCGTAGCCAACCCAAAAAAATCCCGCCATCATCACAGACCAAACGCCAATCAAAGCAAAAATGGTTTCAATCAGTCTCATATCAATGACCTCTGTTGTGGTTGAAAAGCCCATTCACGTTCCAATCGGTTAGACAATGATTTGACCAACTGGCCTGTTTGCTTGATCAGCCCTTGGCGTTCCAATTCGGGCAACCGGCGGCTGATCTGATTTTTGTCCAACTTGGACAGCAGCATGATGCCGTCTTTGCCCAGCGCCCCGTGACGCTGTAGGCAATCAACAATAATGATGGCGTGATCTTTAGCTAGGCCATTGGCCTGTTCTGCCGCCATCCAGCTTGTCACCGGATCGGTGTTTCTAGAACGGTATGTCATCTTCATTGTCCTTTGGCAAACCTTGGAACTTGTCCTCGCGGGCGCGTGGTTCATTCAAAAACGCCCAACCGTCCCAACCGCCATCTTTTAGCGGAATCACATCCAGTTTGAGCATTTCGCCTTTTTGCGTTTCAATGATTGACCCAATGCGCTGGTAACGGTTTTTCTTTTGGCCCTCGGCATTGGTGTAACTTCCAACGATACAAGTGACTTCCATTTTGGTTTTTGACATGATTACCCTTTAAGTGATTCGGCGTGTTTCTTAATGCTGCTGCGGGTTTTGCTGTCAAGCATTCCCCACAAAGCGGTCTTTTCTTCCACATCGGTAACGCCCAAATATTCTTCAAACGCACCGATTAGGTCATTGGCGCTCATGCGCTCATCAATGGCTGCTGCAACGTCTGCAACGATTGCCATGCGGCTGGGCGGCACAAGGTCAGTCTTGGTTGCTGACACTTTGACCTTACTGGCGGCATTGCCGTCATCATCTTCGGGCGCTATTCCAGCCGCCGCCATGAGGCTGTAACGCCTGGCGTAAGTCAACGCCGAGCCGTACCCTTGCGGGTCTTGTTTGCTGGCGGGAACGTGCAATTTTCCGCATTCCATCATTTCGCCCGATTCATGCACAAACACCGTTTCCACAGTTACTCCGGTGTTGTCCTCGCTGGTGCGTTGAATCAAGGCTATTCCTGCGGCATTTAAGGCATCCACAACGGCCTCAATACAACCGGCAAGGTCAACGTACTTTGACCGGAAATGCGGGTTTGTAGACGTTTTTAACGCCGGTGCAAATCCGCGCTGGGCGCGTACCAAAGCTGATGCAATATTTTTCATAGGTCACCTCCAAATTCTTCACCACATTTTTCACAAGTAAAATACCAAATGACGGTCACATCGTCAAAGGCGTGTCGCGTTAATTCACCGCAATCATTGCCACAGATTGGGCATTCGTAATCTTCACGGGGTCTGTCAAAAGTAGCATCTGTTTTCATTAGTAGTACCTCGGGCCGCAAGTTACATCGACAATGGTTTCAGCGGTATAGCCATTGATTTTTCGTTTGCCAAACACCGTGATTGCCCGCAGGCCGGATGTCTCACATTGTTTGACAGCTTGAATGACCTCAGACCGGCCCATCGATTGGATTTTCTTGTCCATGACCAATTCTTGTTCGGTCATGGCTGGTTCGCTGGCGCAGCCTACCAGCGCAAGGCATAGCAAGTATTTCATGCGCGTTCTCCCATCAACATCTTTTCAATGTTGCTGATTTCTTCTACGGCGTATTCAATTTCTTGGCACAGATGCCGCACTTGCGCCCGCAAGCAGCCAACTTCGTAAGCCAGCCGGTCAGCGGTGTTGGTGCTGTAAGCATTGGCGCGGTCTTCACAGTCTTTAATAATTTTAGCGGATTTCATTTTTTAAGCCTTTCGTTGATGTATTTGCACAGGTACTGACGGGTGGCGGTGTTAAGGTAATCCACCCATTCCAACCCGTCCTGCATGACAGAAAAAACGGTCAAGCTGTCATCTTTCATGTCGTATTCGTAACCGACCAGCAACTTGGCATATTCGCCGTTGTCTTTTAAATCCCATTCAATTTCCATAAATGCGTTGTAAGCCATTTAGTCCACCAATGTTTTGTCAAGTTTTTCTTCTAGATGCCTAATCAAGTCTTTGCTTAAGATGTCCAAAAACTCAACGCCGTTGTGCTTGATAGACCAAATGCTTGTCCATGTTTCGGTCGGCTCATCTAGGCTGTTGACTTCGTATTCAATTTCAAAAACCGCGCCTTCGTAAGTGGCAAGGGTTGTGTTCATACGCCGCCTCCAACAAAATAGCCAATGGTGTAGCTGATGATGGCAATGGCTGCCGTTGTGATGATGGTGTCCCAATTTTCTTTAGTCATTTGACTTTCCTTAAAAGAGCTTGCGCCCTATTTGATTTATGTAGGTTGACCCTTAAACATACGCACTGCAAGTGCTTGATGTCCAATGTGTGAAAAGCTGGCGCGGATATAAACCCATGCTTGTTGTTGAGGCATTGCTAAAAGTTCTAAAATTATTGGCTGAATTGCGTTTTCAATCTCAGCTTTTGATGCCATAAATGGAGCTGCTGTTGCGTGAGCTAATTGCGCTGCTGCTTCAATACGTTGTGCAAATGTCATGTTAAGTTTCCTAAAAAGACCGCTACGGGATGTTGCGGGTTGAGGCAAGTATAAGCCAGCTTACACACATTAAGCCAACTTACATTGCGAAATGCGTTAGGGCAAACCCTATGTTTGATGCCCGTAAGTTAGCTTACAATCGCAAAATGACCAAACAGGAACTTATTGACAAAGCAGGCTCCCGCAAGGCGCTGGCTGAGTTGCTAGGCATCAGCTTGGCAGCCATCAGCCAATGGACGTTCATTCCAAGGGCGCGTCTGTGGCAGCTTAAAAATTTACGGCCTGAGTGGTTTAACCCTTAAATTTTATGTATAATCCGACCCGTCTAGAGTGGCATCTAGGCGATGAACAGATGGAAATAACCCCGCAGGGTACTGTGTGGTCTTGTCGTACGGCAAGCGAGTCTTTTGACCTTCTGTTCAATCGTCTTGCTGTTGCTCTCGCCAAGAGCCAAGACCACAGAGCATCTTGCGGGGTTTTTGCTTTTGGACTGCCCAATGCGGTACGTCGATGGTTGGGCATGAGATACCCCGTTACACGAGCAAACCAAAGCGGGGAGCGTGGGCTAAGGATAGAGCGCGGTGGTTGAAATAGTCTGTCCAGTGCGATGCGATGACATGGCTCCGAAAAGCAAGTCACGGCACAGAGCGAACTTTGGTTATGACCACGGTAAGGCTGTGCTTTGCTCCAACATTCACCAAAAAGCAAATGGAGAAGGCGATGTTTGAATCAGGATTTGATAAGTTTTGGATTGCTTACCCTAAGACTCCTCGCAAAGGCGCAAAGTCTGAATGTCAAAAAAAGTGGGTCAAGTTTTATTGTGAGACTCAGGCCGACCAAATCATCAAACACATTGAATGGATGAAAACCACCGAACAATGGCTAAAAGCAAACGGCGCATTCATTCCCGCGCCTTTGGTCTACCTTAATCAACAACGCTGGGACGGGGCTGAAGTGCCCGAGATGCCCGATAAAAATCAGGTTGATTCCGCGCTGCAAAAGATTTTTGAGAATGACAAAAAAGCCGTGCCAATGCCTGATCACATTCGGGAACGTCTAAAAGAATTGCGTGGTCGCCGTGTATGACCCTAAAGCTATCCGCGCCCGTGTGTTTGCCGACATGGTGCGCCTGTGCCGTTTGCCAGCTTGGAAAGATTGGGCTTGGCGCGAAGTGCAGCGCATGGATGAAGACGTTATGTTTGCGGGCATCAAAGCCAACGTTTTGGAAGAAATGAATGCGACACGCAGCCAGGGTTGACGCTAACCAACAAGCCATAGTTGCTGCGTTGCGGGCTGTTGGCTGCTATGTTTGGATCATTGGCCTGCCGGTTGATCTTTTGGTTGGCTATCAACAACACACTTACTTGATGGAGATCAAAACCACCTCTAAAAAGCGTTTAACGGGGCTACAAGCCGACTTTTTTTTAAGGTGGGCCGGTGGCACGTTATGCAGGGTTGACAGCCCAGAGGCGGCTTTACAAATGATTGGGGTTGCCAATGCGGAGCCTTGAACAAAACCGCATGATGTGGGCAAACCTTGAAGACATTGCCCAGCAAGTAATTTGGTACGGTGTTAAGCTGACAAAAGACGAATGGAAAGATGTTTTGACCGCCGCGCTTAAAAAACAAAAGGTTGTGCCTGGCATAGAGGGCGGCTTTGTCGTGATTGGTGCGCGAACAAGCAAGATGACCGTGCTCGAAATGACCGAACTGATAGAGTTATCCACAGCCTTTGGCACACAACAGGGCGTGAAATTTAGGGCATTTGTTGATGATTAAGTGCCCTGAGTGCGGGACATGGACAATCGTGAAAGAAACGCAATTAGAAGCTGGCAACGCCCGCCGCCGCCGAATTGAATGCGCCAATATGCATCGATTCACTACCTTGGAGACTGTAATTGCTACAAAAACACGCATACGTCAGAAGCAAAAAACTGCTGAAATTAGTGGCAAGCCTTGACTGCCAATGTTGCGGGTCAGGCCAAATGGTGCAGGCCGCACACACAAACTGGGGCGGCGGCAAGGGTCGGGGCATCAAGGCCGACGATAATTTGGTGGCTGCGCTGTGCTTACATTGCCATTTTGAGATTGACCAAGGCGCAAATTTGGACAAGAATGAGCGCCAGCAGCTATGGAATCAGGCGCACCAAAAGACGGTGGACGCATTGACCAGTATGGGGCAATGGCCTAAAGACGTACCATTGCCTTACAATGGGGCTTTAGAGGTGGCACTATGAAAAAAAATGTCGCGGACTTTATTTCAACTATGCTGCACAGCGGCACGGTTACCCATTTCATGCATTTGGCAACCGACAGCTTTGCCGTACACATGGCATTGGGCGCGTATTACACCGAAATCATTGAACTGACCGACCAGTTTGCCGAGGCATACAACGGTGGTTACGAGAAAATTAAGGATTACCCCGAGAACTTTCACAACGCCAAAGACCCGCAAAAGTACATGGCAAGCATGAAAGCGTTTGTTGAAAAGAATCGTGTGGCCCTGCCTGATGACAGCCAATTGCAAAACATCGTGGACGAAATTGCCGCGTTGGTGGATTCTACGATCTACAAGCTAACCCTCAAATGATCCGCATATTTGCAGGATACGACCCTCGGGAATCCGTGGGTTACCATGTATTTTGCCAATCGGTCATAGAGCGCACTAAGGGGCTGGTCAGCATCACGCCCTTATCCGGCAAACAGCGGGACGGGACTAACGCATTTACCTACCAGCGGTTTCTAGTACCATTTCTGTGTGGATATAAGAATAAGGCTATCTTTTTGGATGGCAGCGATATGCTCATGCTGGCAGACATTGAAGACCTAGAAAGCCTGTTCGATGCGCGCTATGCCGTACAGGTTGTCAAGCACGACTATCAGACCAAACACCCAAGAAAGTACATTGGCACACCGATGGAATCCCGAAACGGCGACTACCCAAGAAAAAACTGGTCAAGCCTGATGCTGTGGAACTGTGAACACAACCGCAACAGAGTGTTGACACCCGAATTCATTGAAGAATCTAGCGGTGAAGAATTGCACCGATTCCAATGGTTGCCCGACTCACTGATTGGCGACTTGCCAAGGGAATGGAACGTGCTGGTGGGCGAACACGACCATTTGCGAACAAAGATAGCGCACTTCACTTTGGGAATACCGGAATTTGACCACTACGTCGATTGCGACTACAGCAAGCCTTGGTTTAATACCAAAAGCCGTATGTTGGACGGTTTAATTAAGATGAAAAATGCATATGCTTAACGCATTTGTTCTTTTGTCTAGGCGTGTGGAATTTTGGCTATACAACGCCGTTTTTCGGGTTTTCCACAATCGTTGCTTAATTGGTGATCACCCATTTTTTAGCAAAAAGATTTTGCGCCCAGCCAAAGAATTAGAAGCCGCGCACCCACAAATCAAGGAAGAAGTCTTAAAAATCCTAGAACGCTATGAGGAATTGACCCCATTTCAGACCATGTCGCCGGATCAGGAACACTTGTCTAACGATGACAAATGGAAATTTTTCTTTCTCAAGTGCGCCAACATCAAATTCCGCAAAAACGCCGCGTTGATGCCTCAGACAATGGCAATTGTGGATAAGTACCCCGAAATCGTAAGCGCCTATTTGTCAATTCTTGCGCCACACAAATCGTTGCCAATGCACAGAGGCCCGTGGTCAGGCGTACTTAGGGCGCACCTTGGCATGGTGGTTTCAGTTCCAGCAGATGCCAGCAAAAAGGGGCACTTGATTGTGGACGGCTTGCGCTACGAATGGAAAGAAGGCGAAGTGGTGTTCTTTGATGACACCTATGAACATGAGGCCCACAACCCAACCGACGAAATCAGGGTTGTCCTGTTTTTGGACGTTCTCAGACCATTGCCCTGGCCCTACGCCATGTTAAACCGGCTTATACTTTCAGCGGCTTTGCTTTTTCCTTACATTTGGATTCCTTATTTTCGGCACAAGAAATGGGAAAAGACATTTCACGCACCGCGCAACAAATGAAAATCACCCAAAAAAAAGTTGACAACCTTATTCCTTATGTAAAGAACAGCCGCACTCATTCGGACGCACAAGTAGCGCAGATTGCGGCAAGCATTAAGGAATTTGGCTGGACAAACCCCATTTTGGTGGATGGGGACAACGGCATCATTGCGGGCCACGGGCGGCTTATGGCGGCGCGTAAGTTGGGTTACAAGGAAGTGCCAACCATTGAACTGGCAGACCTGACCGAGACGCAAAAGCGGGCTTACATCATTGCCGACAACCGCTTGGCGCTGAATGCAGGCTGGGACAATGAGATGCTGACCATTGAGTTAAACGACTTGCTGGCAGACGGTTTTGCGCTGGAATTGCTGGGGTTTGATGCCGATGAATTAGAAAAATTGTTGGATGATGCAAAAGAAGAACAAAACGGCATTGCGGAAAAAGGCAATTTATCCGATAGATTTTTAATTCCTCCGTTTAGCGTTCTTAATGCTCGAGAAGGTTGGTGGCAAGATCGCAAACGCGCTTGGCTTGCTTTGGGCATTAAATCTGAAGAAGGCAGAGATGCTCCCGCAGGCGGTTCTCCTGATATGGTTGCAAGGCAACGAGGAGAATCGGGAACAAGCATATTTGATCCTGTTGTTTGCGAATTGGCCTATGCTTGGTTTTCACCTGTTGGCGGCATAGTTCTTGACCCTTTTGCGGGTGGTAGCGTGCGCGGCATTGTGGCAAGCAAGCTAGGTCGGCAATATATTGGGCACAAATTGCGCCAGGAACAAGTCAACGCTAATCGAGAGCAAGCCAGCGAAATGTGCATAGATGACAATGCGCCGCCAGCTTGGGTTTGTGGGGATAGCCGAACCATAAACAGCACTTGCAAAGATGTGCAAGCCGATTTTGTGTTTAGTTGCCCGCCTTATGCTGATTTGGAAGTTTATAGCCATGACCCAAAAGATTTAAGCACCCTTGGTTACGCAGAATTTAGGACCGCTTACTTTGAAATTATCAAAAAAACGTGTGTTTTGCTTAAAAAAGACCGGTTTGCTTGTTTTGTAGTGGGCGAAGTGCGCGACAAAAAAGGCAATTATTACGATTTTGTGGGCGATACCGTGCAGGCTTTTAAGGAGGCTGGCTTAAATTATTACAATGAAGCCATTTTGGTAACGCCTTGTGGCTCTGTAGCAATGAGGGCAGGAAAATCATTTTCATCTAGCCGCAAGCTAGGCAAAGCCCACCAAAATGTGTTGGTGTTTGTAAAAGGCGATGGAAAAAAAGCCGCTCAAGCCTGCGGCGAGGTCCAAGTGGATTTAGGCGTGTTGGAATTAGAAAGCGTAGCGGATGCGTAAAGCCTCAACGCCTGCTGCAATGGATTGCTCAATGTCTTTGCCAAGTCCAATCATCCAACGTGGGTTTGTAATGGCAAGGTTAGCATCAAGGATGGCATTGCGCTGCGTGCCTAAATCTTGGAATTTAGAAGCAATGCGAATAGCTTTGGCAAAATTGCCTGCATCAAATTCCGCTTTAACTTGGCTTAATTTAGTTTGCATAAAAGACCTTTTTAAGTTGGCTTAACTTGAGTCTAATGGAAAACCAAGCAAAGATCAGTCTTTTTCGTTATGATAAACCCTAACTTGATACGAGTTCCCCTCTAAAAAATGCCAATCATTGCACAAGAGGCTCACAAGCCAACCGATGAAAGCCGCAGGATGGTCGAAAGCACCAGCGGATTGGGCTTGCCCCATGAGCAAATTGCCATTTTGGTGGGCATAGACGACAAAACTTTGCGGAAGTATTACCGCACCGAATTGGACTTGGGCAAGGCCAAAGCTAACGGGCAGATCGCCAAGACGCTGTTTAGCAAGGCCACCAGCGGGGACACCACGGCGCTGATATGGTGGACGAAGACGCAAATGCGCTGGGCTGAGACGGTTAAGCAGGAAATCACCGGCGCGGACGGCAATGACTTGGTGATCAAATGGGCAGCAGGGAAATAATCCTGCCGTATAGCCCTCGGGACGCATTTATGCCGTTCCACAACCGCACGACCCGTTGGTCATGTTTGGTCGCCCACCGCAGGGCCGGTAAGACTGTGGCGGCAATCAACGATGTGATTAAGCGGGCAATCACAGAGGGCAACCGCAGCGCCCAGTATGCTTACATTGCCCCGTTCCGCAGCCAGGCCAAGCGTGTGGCGTGGGATTACCTTAAGCATTACGCTGCCCCAATTACCAAAAACACAAACGAAGCCGATCTGATGGTGGAACTGATTAACGGCGCAAAGATTATGCTGTTTGGCTCAGACAACGCTGACGCTATGCGGGGACTAGGCTTTAACGGCGTATACCTTGACGAATATGGCGACTTCAAGCCTAGCGTATGGGGCAATGTGATTCGGCCTACGCTGTCTGACCGGCTGGGTTGGGCGGTGTTTGGCGGCACACCCAAGGGTAAAAACCAATTCCACGACATTTATAAGGTCAGCCAAAACACGCCGGATTGGTTTTTGCTGCGGCTACCAGCAACTGTGAGCAAAATCCTGCCTGATTCCGAACTAGAAGCGGCGCGGGCACAACTTAGCCAAGACCAATACGACCAAGAATATGAATGCAGCTTTGATGCGGCAATCCTTGGCGCGTTCTATGGGCAAGAGATGCGTCAAGCGCAGGACGAAGGCCGGATCAGAGAATTGCCGTTTGACGCTGATGCGCCGGTTTATACCGCTTGGGACTTGGGCTATCGAGACGATACCGCCATATGGTTCTATCAAGTTATCCGAGGCGAGATCAGGGTTATGGACTATTACGCCGTCAGCGGCGCAGGCATTGAGGACATAGCCCAAGTGGTAATCGACAAGGGCTACCGGTACACCAAGCACTATTTGCCGCATGACGCACGGGCAAAGACGCTGGCATCGGGCGGCAAATCCATTGTGGAACAGCTTGCGGCGCACCTTGGCGGCATGAGCAAACTGGCAATCGTGCCCGAAATTGGGGTGCAGGATGGCATTCAAGCGGTCAGGATGGTGCTGCCTCGGTGCTATTTCGACCCAAGCTGTGAGGAAGGGTTAGAGGCGCTGCGCCAATATCAGCGGGAATACGACGAAGACAAGAAAGCATTTCGACAAAATCCCCGCCATGATTGGTGTTCACACCCAGCGGATGCCTTTAGAATGCTTGCAGTCGCCTACAGGCAAGAGGCTAGAGATCAAACGCCGCCCAAGGGCAAGACCCTGCAAACCATCACATTGGATGAATTGTGGGAATATGACACGCAACAACATCGTGGAGAACGCATATGAGCCAACCTGTAGCAGAAGTCGGTGGATACAAGAACATCACAGCAACCGGCGCAGTAACGCCTGGCCCTTGTCAACTGATTGGCTTTTACGTCAACAACACAACCATCGGCACTTTGGTGCTACGCAACGGCGGTTCCGGCGGCGAAGTGATGTCCGGCACAATTACACCCGCGATTGGGTTTCACCGATTTCCCGCCAATGTGGGCGTAAGCCTTTACGCTACGATTGGTGGCAGCGCATTGGACGTTACATTCTTCTTTGCTGCGGGTAGCTGATGGCTTATCAAGAAATGGGTGCATACGAGGGCGATGACCCTGGCCCGTATTGGCACGACCAAATAGAGGCCGCCCAAAAGGTTTTTGAAAAGTGGGAAAAGCGCGGGCATAAGATCGTCAAGCGCTATCGGGATGAGCGCGATGCGGTAGAAATGCCCCGTGTGCGCTACAACATCCTGTGGTCAAACATCCAAGTGTTGTTCCCTGCGCTATACGGCAGGCAAGCCAAGCCCGAAGTCTCCCGTCGATACATGGATCAAGACCCCGTTGGTCGGTTGGCATCCACGATGTTGGAACGGGTGATGGAGTACGAAACGACCCAATTTGGCGACTTTGACCAAGCCATGCGTGGCGTGGTGGAAGATCGATTGCTGCCTGGTCGCGGTACGGCATGGATTCGCTATGAGCCGGTAATTGTCAACGAACAGCCCGAAGTAAGCGAGGCCGCCGGTCAGATGGAAGAGCCAGGCGAGGCTCAGATTTACAACAGCCAAGAAGAACCAACCGAGCGCATTGATGCGGCGCACAGCCCCATTGATTACGTTTATTGGACAGATTTCCTGCATAGCCCTGCCCGCACATGGGACGAAGTTTGGTGGGTTGCCCGCGCCGTTTACATGACCAAGGACGAGGGCATCGAGCGTTTTGGCGATGTTTTTAAGAACGTGGGCTTGGACAGCAGCAACACGGACATGGATGCCAAAAATCCAATGACCGCCCGCAACACCTACGACAAAAAAGCCAAGGTGTTTGAGATTTGGAACAAACGCACCGGTAAAGTTTGCTGGGTTGCCAAAGGTTATCCACAGGCGCTAGATGAGCGCAATGACCCGTTGGAATTGGAAGAATTCTTTCCCTGCCCGCGCCCGCTGATGGCGACCACCACCACAGGGACGATGATCCCCGTGCCGGACTATGCTGAGTACGAAGACCAAGCGCAGGAACTGGACAACCTTACCCAACGCATTTACTTGCTGACCAAAGCCTGTAAAGCGGTTGGTGTGTTCAATGCCGAATTTAAAGAATTGGGCCGGTTGTTCACCGAAGGCGTGGACAACAAGCTATTCCCCGTGACCGCATGGGCGGCAATGAGCGAAAAAGGCGGCTTAAAGGGCGCTATTGACATGATGGACACATCGACCATCATTGTTACCTTGCGCGAACTGTACTCAGCACGAGAACAAGTCAAGCAGGCCATTTACGAGATCATGGGCATCTCGGACATCTTGCGCGGCGCGTCCAAAGCCCAAGAAACCCTCGGCGCACAGCAGCTAAAGGCCAATTTTGGCAGCTTGCGGATGCGGAGCAGCCAAGGCGATGTGGCGCGGTTTGCGTCTGACATTTTCAAGCTAAAGGCGCAAGTAATCTGCAAGTTTTACCCGCCTGAGTTGATTGTGCAGATGTCCGGTGTGATGGACACACCCGATGGGCAAGACCCGCAATTGTTGCAAGCTGCCATTCAGATGCTGTCCAACAGCACAATCCGCGACTTCCACATTGCTGTCGAGGCCGACAGCTTGGCGCAGATTGACGAACAAGCAGAGAAACAAGGCGCACAAGAGGCCATTCAAGCCATTGGATTGTTCTTGCGTGAAGCAATTCCCATGATCAGCGCAGCGCCCGAAACCCTGCCAATGGCCTCCGAGATGCTATTGTTCTTGGTGCGCCGGTTCCGCGCCGGTCGCGGGCTGGAAAGCGCAGTTGAACGCGCCATGAAAGCCTTGGAAGAAAAAGCGGCAATGGCTAAACAGCAACCGGCTGGCCCGCCGCCCGAGATGATGCAAATCCAAGCCGACCAACAGGCAGAACAAATGCGGATGCAAGCGCAAGCGCAGACCGAGCAAATGAAGATGCAAGCGCAGGCGCAAATTGAACAAGGCAAGGCGCAGCTTGAAATGCAAATTCAGCAAGCCAAGATGCAAGCAGAAATGCAATTGGCGCAGATGAAAGCTGACTTTGAGACTGCCAAGCAAAATAACGAATTGCAGATAAAGGCCCGTGAAATGGCCGGTAAGGAAGAATATGAACGATGGAAAGCCGAACTGGATGCAGCGACCAAAATCATGGTGGCTCGCATTGGTAGCAACCCTGGAATCGACCTACCGGTGGTTGAAGCAGCGGCTGCACAAATAACCAACGAACTGGGCGGCACAATCGTCCAGGCAATGGACAAGATCACCGCCTTGCACGACAACATGGCAAATCTGCACGGCGAATCCATGCAAAACATTGGCG